ATGGGCGGTAAGAGAGTGAGTACGAGTAACCCAACGGTTATTGATGTAATACTTAACATCGTAGATCTTTCTAACAGGCCAAGTAACAAAATCCTGGATGTAGCCTAGGCCTTCTTCAGCTAACCAGTAACGAAAATTGTGCTTCATCTGTGCCGCAGTAGTCCAGTCGTCCCATTCCTCACTAGTGCCCGCACTAAGTTTTTTAGTGCCGCGAAGCCAATCTGCAAAAGGACTACATGACCAGTAACGTGTGTGATGTGCCATTTTATTTCCTATCTCCAAATAATTGTAACAAATTAATAAACAAGTTGATAAAGTCCATGTATAGGGATAATGCTCCACTAACTTCAACTGCCGGGCTAGTATCAACGCTAACCATTTCGCGAATACGTTGTGTATCGTAAGCAGTAAGTCCTAAGAAGATGATAATAGCAATAGCACTAATAACCATCTGCATAACAGTACTACCAATAAAGATATTAACGATGCTAGCAATAACAATGGCAATTAGTCCAACGAACAAAAATGAACCGATTGATGTCAAATCTTTCTTAGTAAAATAACCGTAAAAGCTCATAACACCAAACAGTATTGCCGCACCCATAAATGCTGACACAATACTGCCCATAGTGAATATAGCAAAGATTGTAGCAAAGCTCAACCCCATCAATGCGGCAAAGCCATGTAAGCATAATTGCGCAACGCCTTTACTTGGGTTAGTGCCTAATACATAGCTAACACCAAAAATTGCCACTAGAGGTGAAAAGATTACAATCCACTTTGTTACACCAGTAAAAAAGAATTGTAGCAATTCTGGGCTAGAGCCTATAAAATAACTAACAATCATCGATACAATGACTGCTAAACTCATGTGTCCGTAAACACGACCCATTGCTGAATTAATTTCGCTAGCACTACGATAACTTATGGTGTTGCCACCTGTATAATTTGTTCCAAACATATTATTCTCCTTTAACAAATAGTTTTGTTTAGTCGTTGTCACAAATATCTCTAGACGTTGCAATACTAGTAGATTCGTTGACATATGGTTTTAAGTTGGGCGGTGTCCAGCCCACGGGTTTTAAAACTTTACCATCCTCACGCTTACGTACTTTGCCGGTCTCTTTATCAATCTTGGCAAAGTTTGTACTCATAACTTCTTTCCATGCGCCTTCGGCATCGTAACCTGCGCTATGTACAGCCCCAATAGTAACTACTAGGATATCGATTAATGCGTCTAGTGTTTCTAACTGGTCATGATTGTTAACAGCTTCTTTAAGCTCTTTATATTCTTCTTCAATCAACCCAAGATATAATTTAAATTGACCTTGATTGAACCCTTCAACAGTTTGGTCACAGGCCCGCATAAACTTCTCTTGATCTCTAAATGGATTTGTCATTATTTTTCCTTTATTAAATTTACCAGGACCAGGATACAAATGTATGCCTAATTCCTTTTGTTACTGGTTCTACTCGATGCGGAAATAGAAACACAGATGGAAAGATCATTAAATCACCTTGTTTTAGTTCAATCACTTCGTCTTGAAACATAACAAACTCTCCACCTTCATAATTATCATTTAACACCCCAACAAAACTTAATACAGGAATGCCTTTTCTAGTACCGTCATTGATTACAATATGATCGCAGTGTTCAGCCATTTTTTTGTTTGCTGAGTATCGATTAAATCGAATATCGGTGTACCCCTGCCATCCTGGGTGCCAAGCAAATTTACAATCCTTTAATACATATTGTTCTAGTCCGTTCCAAATTGATTGCATTAACACTTTAGAAGTTGTTAAGTTCCCCCACGATATTGATAATTCATCATTACCACTTAGTGTAGTTCTATCGTTTTCACTTCCGTCAAAGTAATGTTGTTGCCAGTTAGCAAATTTAAGCTCACGAATAGTCTTTTCACAGGTTTCTGCGTCAATGTAGTTACTATAGACCTTAACGTAATCTCTTAAATTTTTATCCATTTTATATAGTACTGCCTAATTCAGGCGTTGAATTTGTATTTAATTTGTTTACGTTACACTTGATTGGAAGACCGTCCTGATCAAGCATTATAGTGCCCCAAATATGATTACCATCTTTAAATTTTACAAACAGTTTACCATACGCACAAAACGTACTAGTATAGTAGCTATCGTCTTCAAATACCCACTCAATGAGTATTATGCTAATCGCAAGAATTAACAGCTTAACACCGGTTGACAGATTGAGAATTTTCACGCCATCCTATCTATATTTTGTCCAGGACGATTCATTCTACGATTCATTTCAATTCGCTTTTGTTCGTTAATTTCTTTTTCATATTTAACACGCCGTTCTTCCTGCCGAAGTTCGTCGTGGCGCTTGTCTAATTTTTTAATTTCTTGCTGACGATATATTTCAATATTTTGTTCTGCTACTCTGCTTACGTTCATATCTTCTCCCCTACTTCGAAACCACGGAACCGTAGGAACCGCGGAAATCGCAAACTGTATGTGCCGTCTTGGTTTTGTGTGACTGCGTCTGCTCGCACTTCCACGATCTGACCAAGTAAGGAATCACGTGAAGACCAATAGCTATCACGATCACTATCACTAAAACCACTGCCAACGTTGACCTGAATACTTTTGCCGTCATCGACTCCTTGGCATACAATCGCTCCAAGCCGTCCAATGTTTCGTCCTGTTCCTTCTTCAACATCTACTACCTCCAATGATACTTCAATAAACGGTTTCAACTTCAACCACGCTACTGAACGTTTACATTCGTATCCAGCTTCTGGATCTTTAATCATAATGCCTTCATAGCCGCCTGCCACAGCCTGCGCATTAATTTCTTTAAAACGCAACTGACCTTCGGCTGTATTAAGATCAACACTTTCAAATGCTAATGTTTTTACATTAGGCATTGCTTCATGATTAGTGTTAACCCATGCCTGTACCATTTGGCTACGAATCAATTGTGTACGATTCCAACTACCCTGCTCGAAATTTTCCAGCGGAATAAAATCAAACAAGTTAAGCACCGCATCATTAGCCTTGACATCACTCTTGCGATGTACCTGGGTCATCAAGTCTTGAAATGAACTAGACATAATTTCACCGTCTAATACTAAATCATACGGTGGTGGTGTCTTTTTAACTACACTGCTAATTTGTTCAACTACGTGTGGGAAGTTAGCAAGCTCTTTACCATTACGACTAAACATGTCCACCCTGCCGTCTGTACGCACAATAGTAATGACACGTACACCGTCCAATTTAACTTCGATGAGTTTCTTACCTGAGACTTTGGATTCATGATTGGCACTATCATGAGCAAGCTGACAACCGAACACAGGTATAGCATAATCAGCATATTCTTTCTCCACCGCCTTGTTAATTGTTTTTTCACTTACACCACAACGCAAGTCTTTAATAAGAATGCGGCGGTACCAACCATTCCACTCTTGTTTAGTGGCCGATTTCATCATCGCACTAATAACATCCCTTGCTGTGTTTCCGGTAACGTTGCGAGTGACGAAGCCAGTAAGAGCGAGAGTAAAACTATCCCAAGGTAAGCCAGGACCATCTTCATCTTTTTTCTCCGGTATTTGTTTAAGTCCAAAAGTAATCATTGGATCAAGTGCTAGACGACATCCTTCAAAGAATTCATTGTTGCCTGCTTCAGCTTGTGCCAAAACAATGGCTTCTTTGTTCAAACGTGAAGGGTGGTTCTCAAGTGAAGAAATAACGGTGTAGCATGGATCGCTCATTATAATAGACCTTTAGTTAACTGTTTAAGTAACTATTATACTGTCTAATTATCAGTAAGTCAAGTGGTTTGTTGTCTTAAATGGCTTGCCGTAGTAGGCATTTTCTAGTTGAGTCATTATTTTACGCTTCATTTGGATAACTTTTGGATGATTATGATCGTACCCAAATGACTTCATAAAACGTCCCCAACCGTTTGGACGGATTCTTTTTGGAACAGGACTGTCTAAATATTCTTTGATAGCTTTTGGATCAAACTCAAATTTGTCAATCATGTCCTGGGCAATATTAAATGAGTGAGCACCCATTTCATCTCGGTCGCCGTAATACTGTTGCCATGCTCGATCTTTGGCGTAATAGGCAGTACTTTCATAACCCGGAATTGCTTTAAAGTTTCTAGCACGGTATTGTCTGACATGTATAATTTCATGTAAGATAGTATCCGCAAAAAGTATACAAATACGTTCCCAGCGATATGCGCTAGTTTTCATAGTTCGAACATCAGTAGGGAATGCCAGTTCCACTTCCATAAAACGTTTCTTACCAGTTTTATCAAGGTCACTGTAGTACGCACCGCCGATCCATACTTCACCCTTTTTAACAGGTTTATGTCTATGACTTCGAACTTTGACCGGAAGATGCCCTTTAATGTGTTTACTTATAAGGCTAGTGATTTCACCAATAGGTAATCGTCTATCTACAATCTCAGATTTGAGCTCATAGAGCATTGAGTATAATGTATTTCGATCTAATAAAGACCAATTAAACGCCTGACGGGCCATAGCACACTCCTAGACATAACTATTTATAGTGTACTACGGCTTTCAGTTATCTACGCACTTTATGGGCGTTTTGTGATAATTTCGTCAATCAAACCGTATTCTAAGGCTTCTTGCGCACTCATAAATTTATCACGTTCCATGTCGTGTCTAAACTGTTCGTAAGTTTTACCCTTACTATTATGGTCTACATAGATCTGTGTCAAATTCTTCTTCATTTTAAGAATCTCTTCAACTTGGATTTCCATGTCAGTAGCTTGTCCGCCAGCACCACCGCTTGGTTGGTGAATCATGTGGCGAGCACTAGGAAGCATTTTACGCTTGCCTTTTGCGCCAGCAGTGGCTAGCAAACTGCCCATCGAGCAAGCCTGTCCCATAACTACTGTAGATACATCCGGTTTAATAAACTGCATAGTATCGTAAATTGCCATACCGGCAGTAACAACACCACCGGGGCTGTTAATGAACATGGTGATGTCTTCATTACCTTGGCTCTCCAAAAAGAGCAATTGTGCTACAAGCAAACTAGCAGAGTGCTCGTTAACATCTGTATCTAACATTACAATACGGTCTTTGAGTAATCGACTGTAAATGTCGTAACTACGTTCACCTCGAGCTTCTTGCTCGATTACCATTGGTACTAAATTAGGCATCTTCTTCCTTTTGTTTTATTTGTTTTACGAATACTTCAAGTTGTTCAATTAAATCTTCACAACCTGCTCTATTCATAGTAAGTGTGGTATAGCCTACTTTTAAAGCTACCCTGTCTTCACTAGTTATGCCAATACTATAATGAAGTTCCTCAGGAGTGGGTTGTTCAACATACGGCGTAGGAACTTTTATCTGTTCCGGAAATTTCACTACATTACTGTAGTTGGGACGTTTAAACCAATCAAACATATCATTTAGATCCTAGCAGTTTCATCATCGTACGCACATGTACACGATCTTTTTCTTTTTCATCTTCGGGTAACTCGTCGTACGGAACATGTTGTGCCGCATTGTAGTCAGCCTTAGGATTACGTTCCATCCATTGAATATGAATATATTCAGAGGCTTTTTCAATATCATTAGGAAATTTCTTTACAGCATTTTCAGCGGCATGCCCAGCGGCTAAGTTTTCTTTTTGCCAATCAGGATGAAGTTTATTAAACGGTACATTGATGTCACCTTCTGTACCATCGCTGTTTTTCTTAATGCGCGGCTTCGTTCCAGTTGGGTCAAAGTTTTGACGCCATTCTTCATGCGCGGCACTGGCAAATTGCTGCACAGCATTTTCGGCGATCATTGCCGATTCTACAATATTCATAAATTCTTTAATCATATTAGTCCAATTCTTTAAATGCTTCTGGGGCACGTTTGGCTACTTGTTCTTGTAGACGAGCGGCTTCTTTGGCTTTCTTTAAAATATTAGCATCACCAGTTGGTAGTGCTACTAATACATAAGCACGGAATCGAGTACCTTGAGAAACAATTTTCTTTTCTTGTACTTCAACGCCAGTTAAGTCAACTTCTTTACAAGAGGTACGCAACACCATTTCACTCAATTCTGAACTAGCATCTGCGGTGTCTGCTTTGTAGATCTTTGTACGCTGGCTAACAGTGCCGCCTGCGGCCATACAAATTTTACCATAAGCATCTGCTTTAGCTTTGATAAATGCCATTGAGTAATCGCCACTAGCACTTGTGCCAGCGGCATAGACTGCTGAATTGCTAACTGGACTTTGGGTCATCCACTTAGGTGCTTTATCGATAGCACGTTCAACCATACGTTCTTTATAGTCACGTTCATTGTCGGCACGTTTCTGATATGGGTCACTAGTACCACATGCGGCAAGTAAAGCAACAACAGGTAACAACAATAAAGTCTTTTTCATTTTATTTTCCACTCATTTTATCTTTTGTCCAATCTGCGGACGATTTAATATCTTGCCCAACACCGGCTACGGTGCTACAAGCGGCAAGTGCCATTACAACAAGTAATACTGAAAAAGTTTTCATTTTGCCATCTCCTGACTCTGTGTTTTAACTGTGTCTACGCCTTTGTCAAGCATACGAGCAATGCCAGAAAATCCAACAGTTGCTAGTACCAATCCAAAGATTGTGCCTAAAATAAATGCCTTCATAAAAAGCCTCTCTGTGTGTTAATATGTCTATAGTATACTTGATCGGTTAGTAGTTGTCAATACTCAATGTTACCATTTATCAACCACTAGCCAATTTGTGGCACTATTATCAATTTGGCAAATTACTCCGTGGTATACTGCCAGTGTACCTTTAAACTCATTCCGTTCTGTAAACATGCGGCACCGAGCATTATTGTATGTGAAGTATTTGTCTATTTTGGATTTGCCAACTTCAGTTTCCAAAATGTGATCGCCCTTCTTAATCTTTTGGATTGTAGCAGTACCCTCTTTACAAATAGTAACAGCTTCGGTACTAAACTTCCCACCCAAATCCAAAAGAAGATTTTTACGGGCACGTTCTCGGGCATAATAACAGAGACTTTCTTCTTGTTCAATACCAGTTTCAGTTTCTTGTAAACGATGAGTTACACCGTCAACAGTAATGTTAAATGTAACTACACATTTGCCGTAGGTCTTAATCTTTACTAGATTAGTAATTGGTCCTACTTCTCTTTCATTTGACAATTGGCTAGCGGATCTTACTTTACATTCGTCTGGGTATGCGGGGGCAACAATTAAAAAAGTTAACGCCAGTATTAAAATAAGTTGTTTCATGACTGTTCACACCTGTAGGCATACCACCAAATGCTGGCTTTCAATCGACTATTGTAAGCACGGTCAGCAGGATTTAAGTTATCAGGATCTTCGTTAAAGTTTTTAATGCGCTGAATTGCTTTAAGCTCACGAAGTTGTGAATTGGCTTTGGCGCATTGGCTAGGGTAGTTAACTAGCTCGTCATATGTTAGACCCCTTGACGAAGTTTCGTTACAACCGCCTAGCAACAATGCTATTACTAGCAGAGCAGGTTTCATTTGTATTTGTCATCTAGTTCTACGTTAGTAAGACTTGCGATAGTTTGAAACTTATCCCAAGCGGCTTTTGCGGCTGGATTATTTAACAGCTCACTATTTGGCAATACTGCTTCTAGCCAAATTTCTGGCCTACGGCGTGGATGTGCGCCAAATTTACGAGGCTGATGTAACAATCCTCTTTCCCATAGCTCAATGCTTACACTACGGAACTTATCTTCATCTTCAGGAGGATAGTCAATCCATTCAGGATTACTCATTCCGAAACTTGAAGTATATCCTGACCAAATACCGGCCCATTGGTCGCTGTCATGAGGATCAAAATCTGTGCGAGAAATAACAACCAACACATCATCAATGTCCACCCGGCCGTCGACAATGTCACGAACGCAACGGCTGTAGCTTAGTCCAATTTTCATACAATTACACTCTCGTCTTTATGTGTTTTAAAAACATTCTGTCCGCAACGTCTAATAGCATCTGCCAACTCTTGAGGAGTTTCGTTAGCATAGCCCTTTAACTCGTCTAGACTACTTTCACTTTCAAATGCCAAAATTTCTGGAAATCGTTGCGGGTTAGCTTGTGCCCTTAGTACAGCATATCTGGGTATAGGGAAGTCAACCTTCTTGTCGCCTTTTAGTGTAGCCCAAAACTTTTTCTTTTCATAATCAGTAACATTGAAGATCCATTCAAAACCCAATGTATCAAAGTATGCCATGTATGCTGTCATGTTACCCTCTAACGCCAGTTGATGTCCTACTAATTCTAGGACCGTCGCTGATAAAATCTAATCCAGCCATTCGACCTTCGTAGACTCTGCCATTCCAATTCATTAATAGTTTAACACTCTTATTCATTACAACAGTAAGATTGCGCCCTTCATGAAACGCCATAACTTCTGCTTCTACTTCTTTACCAGTTTTTTCTTGAACTACTTTACAATTATTGCTGTGCCTCGTGATGTTGCTCACGTTCTTCTCCAATTGTTATCATAACACTTTTGACTGAATCCCAACGAAAACTTTTCCAAGCGTTTGACTCCATGTCGTATACTGGCATAATGTTTTCGTTTATTTTCTTTTCTCTTTTAGATTCAAGAATGGAAGGATCCTTAAACATAATGTAAGTAGGATTAGTAGTACACTTCATTACTCTTTCGGACCCATCCTTTTTGGTAAAGGTTACCGTGACTGGCCCAAACTTAAGATGACCGCGTAGCCATTTTTGAAATAGCGTTAAGTCCTTTTCATTTAAGGTCATCAACGTGCCTTTCGAGATCGGTTACACGTTCCTTCAACAAAACAATTTGATGTTCTAAATCGTCAACGTGATCCGCTACCTTCTTCATAAAATCAGCAGTATTGCTTCCAGTCAATTTAAGCATTTCGCTTACGCTTAGTGTTTTAGTTTCTTCACTCATTTTAAATCTCCAAAATTTTAGTAGGATCCCAGCCAGTTTCCTCGCTGTACCCGTCGTTTTCGTAACCACGTGGGTTACATACAATACGTGTTTCACCAATTACATAATCAAAAGGATGATGTGTATGTCCATGTGTCCACAGTTTAATCTGCGGATGGTCTAGGATAAACTCACTCAAGTCACTGTGGTAACCACCATTCATCAAACTGTCATTAGCATATTGCGGATGACAGCTTTCAAAGCTGGGACTGTGATGCCCGACTACTACGCATTTAGCATCTCGATGTTCTTCAACTACAAGTTTAATATAGGCAAGAGTCTTGTCATGACGAATAGCTACATCCAACGCACTCATAGTAGCATAGTTACGCTTGTCGTTACGAATGATACGGAAGTCGTTCATCATACCTTCAATGGCATGCATGGTGAGTGGATCACGCTTGTTCATGTTGGTCCACAAAGTTCCACCAACGAAGACAACATCAGAGACTTCACCAGTTTCTTTATTCCTATCTTGAATAATAACTGTATCTTGTTCCAACATATGAACGTTAGGATATTTGGCACATTCTTCACGCATATAATCAATACCAGCATAGAACTTGCCATTGTAGAATTCGTGATTACCCATAATGTAAATTACATGGGGAAACTGAAAACTACAACGCTTGAAAAAATCACGGAAACGCTGTGCGGTCATCTGCCTACGACCTAACCCAGTGCCGTTGGCAATAGCCAATTGGTCTGAAGTATTAGCAGGCTCAGGGTGGTCGTGAAGATCTTGGGCAATCATAATGTCGCCACCCAAAATTAATACATCAGCACCTTCGTCATTGTTAATGTAACAATCTGAAAATTCCAAATGTAAATCACTGACTAGTTTTATCTTCATCTTCTTCTTTCGCAAAAGGCCAAGCTATTTCGCTTTCAAGAACAAATCGTTGAGCATCATCCTTAGTAAGGCGCCCTGCATTAACTTCTTCAAGCGCATGACGTAATGCTTCCTCAACAAAGTCGTTAAAGGTCATATCACGCTCATGTGCCATCTTCATGTATTGTAACAGTTCTTCATCCGAAAAGTCAACCGGAACTAACACACGGGTATCATAGGGTTCGCCTGCTCGAATAGCGAGTGCCTTTTGGATGAAGTCGTCCACTACATCTAAATCTATATAGTTAACATCATCCCATGCTTGGTTAGCCAGCACACTTTTATGTTCAGCTTCTTTACGATGCTTTTCAACTTTACTAGGGTTAATCATTCGATAGGCACGATCGTTAGTGTAGTCGCACATACTGACTTCATAGACCTTTTGTGTCTTAGTACTAAACACAATGCTAAAGCTATATCCGCCTTTGCCGTGAACACCGTTCCAACTATCTAGAGTATAGCTGTTAGGACCATAGCACGACCAACCATAGTCACCACCTTCAGTGATTTTATAGTCAACTAATTCCATCCATTCTTTCATCGTAATCATTGTTCGTTTCCTTCTTTGAGTAATTTTTTAAATTCGTATTCTTCGTTTGCCTTTTGACGTGCTAGCACACGGGCTTCCTCACAAGGTGTACAATATGTATGAATCCACCCACCGCCACGCTGTTCACCAGGATTACCGCACTCTTCGCAGGTAGTACCACTCATTGCTTCTGCCATACGGACCATCCCGTCAATAACATCATCTCCGCCTGTGTAGTAAAAACGTAGGGTGCCAAACTTTTCTTTAACTTGATCCAGTGTTACTTGTGGAATTAAATCTGGTACATCACGCAAGTGGTCATTGATAAGTTCTTGTTTGCGTTTTGCTTTATACTCTTGGTCAATCATGTCTTTGTATTCTTCATCAAAGAGTGTAGAGTCACCGTCTTTAAGTTGTTGAGCCATTTCATTAAACTTAATAGCGGCTTCACGCTGTCTAACTTTCCAATCAAGGTGATGTTGAATATTACCCATAAGTTGGTTGAGAATATTGTACCAACCATCTCCACATTCAAACCCCCAACACATACAAGTTTCCATCATAGGCTTATGACGGTTAACCATCATTTTTGGATACTTCTCGCATAGCAGTCTATCTAGTTCTTGTTTCATACAATCTTTCCGATGGTTACATAGATTAATTCATCTAGTTCTTTTTGATAGTCTTTACCCAATCTACGCTTTTGGTAAATTGCGGTGACCAGTTCAGTAGGAGTTTCGCTATTAACTTCAAAACCTTTACCGCGACGTTCTAATTCTTCAATAAGATCGTAGTCGTCAAAATCGTCTAAGTCTACATCAACTTCGACTTCTGTATATACCGTTGCCATTATTGTGCCGCCTTTACAAAATTAAGTCTAGTAACATCGTTACCATGCTTCCAGTGTTTAGAATGATCTTTAACTTTAGCTTTAACAATAACACAGGCACCTAAATTAAGGTTAGTTTTGTTAATCCAAGAGCACATTCTATTGTTGATTATAGCATCTATATTATAACCTTCAAAGTTTTTTGACTTAATTGAAGAAATAATTTCTGTATCCAAATCTTTAACCCAGGAATTAATTTCTGCCAAATATCCTTCTTCTACAGCTTGAGATGCTTTTTTAACTTTGGTTTGAGTAACGTCTCTAGCGTATACACTAGGCAAACAAGCAATATAACCAAAGTTTTTTGTTTCGATAGCCTCTGCGTTTAGAAAACTATTGATGTTAGTTTGAAACTCGTTCTCGCCCTCAATAGCACTGAACATAAATTTTCTAAAATGTTTTTTGATTTCTTCTGCTAGAGCAGTATCTTCAGGAAGGATGCGAAGTGGCATTGGCGCATCTTTTGGATCAGCTGTCCAATTAGCAGGCACTATAGTACACAACATTAACATCTTGTTAGATTGTTTTGAGTACATATAAGTAAAGTCTGCCGCCAATACCGGAACAGGTTCTTTAAGATATGCGCCATTTACTCGTTGGGCCGCACAGGCTAGCTCTAAAACTTGCTGTGCGGGAAACTCTTTTCTGGACATTGCTCGCTCGCTACGTGAGTTAATATACTTTGTATTTTACACAAATATACAGTCAGTGTCAACCTTTTGCAAGCGGACATAGACTTTTTTAGCTAGGAGTTTTAATATTGGATGATCTAAGGAATGGAACTGTCCGTAGTACGCAGTTAAACATGGGCTAACATATTGATCGTTAAATTTGAGCTTACATAAACTGTTAAACTTAGTCATGTATCGCAACGCACGAAACTTGCCCAAACTTCTACAAAGTTCAATTGCTATGCTAACAGCATACGCATCAACTTCGTCTGGATCTGCTAGATAATCTTTAAATGGACTTTTATTGTGATTAGAGTAAACTTTATGTTTACGTTTAACACTTTGTCGTTGGTGTCTGTATTCGTGTACAGTAGCATCAAATATTTGGATCAAAAATTCTGTTATTTGCTTTTGATCCCACAAGACTGATTTATTAAAGTTATGGTGTACAATTACTTCAATTGGAATTTCATTATTGAGATCATCTTCAGCATCATAGTACGCATTGACATAGAATTCTTCTGAATTGAGTTTTTTAACTCTGTCGGATTTTATTTTAAGATTGAACTCACGTTCTCGAAATTCGCGACGTAACAGTGTTAGTAACTGCTGGAAACTGATGCCTGATTTGCTTTTAGCTTTAACTCGATTACACACTAGGCAAACGGTTTCCATTATACTGTTCATAGTTACAACCTATAAGTTACTCTGCCCTTAGTCAGATCATATGGACTGACTTCTACTCTTACATTATCCCCTAGGATGATTCGGATTTTGTGTTGTTTCAATTTCCCGCCCATGTAACACAATAAAGGTTTAGGCATGTTTTCCACCTTAACCCTAAACATGTTACCCGGTAGTACTTCTTCTACTTCGCCGACTAATTCAATGATATCGTCTTTGGCCATTATGGTTTGCTGATGACTATTGCGCCATCTTCAATCTTAATGTTTAAGGTATCACCTTCTTTCCAACCAGTGTGTTCGAGAAGTTCTGGAGGAAGTTTCATTATAACATTATCCGGATCTCCGGGAATCTCTTCAAAAATGTCTTCTGCGTTATATGTATGTTTTTCCATGCTATTATTTACCACGTTATTCATCATCCTTATAAGGAACTGGTCTCCACCCTAACCGGTTCAAATCCAATTCAATTTCTTCGGTAACTACTCCTTCTGGTACATAGTCACGCCCGTCTGGGTCAGGTGTAGGAGTATATCCATCTAGGCCAAAGCCGGCTTCTTGATTCCCAATGCCGCTACAGTACCAATCAATGTAGTCTCCTTCTTCTCTCATGTCAGCAATTATACCACCGCTATGCCGCCAAGAGCAAGACCAAGTTTCGCCTTTCATTTCTTGCCAAAATTCTCTGCTTTGCCAATCCATGTTACACATAGCGGCATACAAGTTTTGAGCATAGTTTTCACTGGCTTTTACTTTATCGCAAAGTTCTTTACTACTACGGAGATCGTACTCCATGTTATTCTTTTGCCAAGTAGGGTTGTGAATTTTGTTAGCTTCGTCAATTTTAATCTGATCCCACATGTCAATGTAGGCTTGATTAGGTTCTTCACCCTTTTCTTCTGCCCGCTTGATTGCCCCTTCCTTTTGGAAGGAGTGCCGTTCAGGACTTGATGCTACTTTCTTCATGTATTTTTAGCCATTAAAAAACAGAGATAATTACTATCTCTGTTTGTATTATAAAACATTTACTACTGAAAGTCAATTAAAGTTGGTCAATAGTCCACGTTGTATTGTCCCATTTTGTGACAATGGTTGGATGTATTCGAACTTGTAATTCACGACCTTCCATTTCTTCTCCCTGATATTCAACTAATAATTCATGCATATTGGTCATGTAATATCTAGCTCTGTCAGCTTTCAAAGCAGTATCGGAGTTGTGTGCCAGCATCATAAATTGTCTAAATTCATCCGGCCCCGCAAATGTCCAAGTGCCAGTCCATGTTAATTCCGTAGCTGGGAGCGGCATCGTAGTGCGATCAATAACTAGTTCCGGATGATCTAACGCCAATTGAATTATTGCGTCTGCTCTGGGTTTTCCTTCTAGTGAATCTTCAAAAAAAGGAACATCTAAGTTTGGGCGTGTTTTTGTAAAAAATTGTAAGACCATATGATTATCTCCGTTGCAGTATTTATTTAATTAACTAATCAATATCTTGATCATGGCGTAATTATTAGTGGTAAATACCGCATGATTCCAAATAAACCCAATCCTCACGATGCCTTTACAAAAGAACAAATTTCTTCAGGGTTTAGCAAAATCCTAACTATAGAAAACAGCATTTCTGAAGAAACTGCTAACATGCTAATAAACTACGGAAAAGATAACGTTAGATCAGCAGACAATAAACATAATCATAATTTTTCTATTCGAGTTGATACGTGCTTCCTTCCGTTAGATCATCCAATTCATTCAGAACTTCAGTCGGCTTGGAAAAAAGCAATTGATTTCTACAAATTTGACATTGATTTTATAGAACCATATGAGCTTAAATTTTATCCGCTAGGTGGTCATTACAGCAGGCATATTGATAACTATCATGCGATGGATATTCCTACTGATCGAAAAATTTCGATGATATTACAACTGAGTGACGAAAACGAGTATTCCGGCGGTAACTTAACTATTGTATATAAACGGGCACCTAGGAAAAAACTATCTATGACATTTTTTCCTAGTTTTTACCCGCATGGAGTTGACGCAGTTACTAGGGGAAGCAGATGGGTTTTGATTAGCTGGGCATGGGGTCCGTATTGGCGGTAACTATTAATGAAAGTTACCTTGAAAACAATGCCGAGTCTCATGTCCTAGATCATGAAGAGTCGGAGTCTTGCTTGTAATAATAGTACAGGTGTTGTTTTCCCAAAATGCGCAAGCATACACCCGATGCCCAAACCCGCCCATCCTGCGTTTTTTACTTTCAGCTTCGCAACTGGCCTGGACATTATCTACACGTATCCAAGTGATAGTAGATTTTTCTGTATTAAGGGTACGGGCGTTAAATGGTTTTTCAGGATTAGCCCAATCTTCCTTTGCGGTTGCTGATAGACTTGATACTGCTAAAAGTATTGCCAACAATGCTTTTTTCATACGTGCCTCTGTGTGTGTTAATAAAATGGTGTAGACGGTAGGATTCGAACCTACAAAGGCGCCCGATGGGCTAGCCCAATTCCCTCCGTTCGCCGAAGCTACTAGGAGGAGGTATACCAAGTTCCACTCACGTCCACATTTTTATTATATAACAATTTTAAATTGCTGTCAACAATTTAGAAAAAAAATCAACCAATTATACACACATAAATAACTTTATTATGCAACCCATCAACTTTTATTTTGAGCAAGAACCCGAAAATAATACTTTCTATAGTATATTTGTAGACATCACACATCGATGTAATATGGAATGCGCAAATTGTTATGTGCCCAATCGAGAAATACCCGATATGGACAAAGAAAAATTTTATGAAGTGTTGAGTAAACTTCCAAATAAAACTGAGATACGTTTAATTGGTGGGGAGCCCACTACACGTACAGATTTATTTGAGATTATAGAAAAAATTAAAGAGTACGGTCATAGATCTACAATGCAAACAAATGGGCTAATGGTTGCTCGCCCTGGTTACGCTAGAGACCTAGTTAACGCAGGTATGCGTAGTATATACATTAGCATGAACGGTGCCGATGATAATGACGTATACGAAATTATGGATGGGGCTCGATGTGCTGACCGCAAGATGGCAGCGTGGCGTGCCTGCGTAGATGCTAAGATGAATGTTAACATTGGATGTATTTTACAAAAAGGAGTAAATGATCATGTGCCACAGCGCCTCTTTGAGTTGGCAAAAGAGATCGGCGGGAATCCAATCTTACGTTTCCGCAATGTAGGGCAGATAGGTCGGTACAGTATAGAAAAAGAAGATAACTGGACATTCGATGAGGTTGTTGATCGAATCTGTAATTGTTGTAATGTAGATCCTTCTTGGGCAAAAACGTTTACTACTGTAAATGGGTACGATAACGAAGAAGGATCTATACTATTCCCATTAGATGAAAAAAGAAGATTAAAAACTACGTGGGTTAAAATTACTGATTGGAGTCCTGCAAACAGTAGACTACCTGGGGGAAGCAGGCATCGCCGAGGCAGAATAACACAGGATTTTAAGATTGCTCCTCATTGGGAACATGTGGTAATGAACGAGAATGGTTATTAAACGTAATATCCAGCCTTGGGGAGATAGTATAGATACTATAAAACACAGTAAGCCATTAGATGAATGGTATACTAACTATAAGAAACTTCCGTATAATTTTTTTAAACTACCAGACACGTATTCGTTTGACTTGAATGAAATGCGTGAGCGTGTTACTACATTACTAAGCAACCAGAATACTATTTCTATTACAAAAAATAAAGACGGCGAAAAATTTAATCGTTATCGAGGGTTAGGATTTTATAGTAGACCAAATGTTAACGCCCCACTAGAAGATCACTTTACACGAAGAGATGAAGCATTGGGTACAGTATACCCAGATGACTTGCATCTTAAAAATCAGTTACCTATATTAATCGAAAACGATTTTACTCAACCTACTAACATACTTGATCAATATTTTAATAGTGTGTTTGGAGTGTTTAAATCTAGTATATCAAAAGCAAGCCTGCTTGATTTACGTCCGCTAGGATGGTTAGGTGCTCATGTAGATTTTCCCTACTATAAAACAATAAGACTACATGCTAGTATTTTTGGAAATGAAAATGCCTGGTATGAAGTAGACGGTGAAAAATTTCAATTACCTGCCGACGGTAACTGGTATTTTATCGATACAGGAAAATATCACTCTATATGGAACAACGGTCCCGAAAACAGAGTTACGTTAAACATTAATCTATGCGTAACAGATGACCCTAAGATGCTAGCATTATCAAACAAACTTTAAATTTTTAACAGCGTCAATAGCTAACTGAACTGTTTCAATTGATTCGGCAGTGTCTTCATCAATTTCAATATTGAATTCGTCTTCTAATGTTAACAGCATTTCAACTGTGTCAAGGCTATCGCCTTTAAGGTCATGGACAAATCTAGCATTATTTTGTATAGTTTCTATACGAATATCTAATTGTCTACTAATGATAGTTTTAACTTTAAGTTCGATGTCGTCCATTTTATTTCCTTAATTTTTTCTTAATGCCACAGCCGCTACAAATCCATCTTCATGAGTTAATGATAGTACATACTCTCCTGAAAGTGTATTAAACGGATCCAACACAACTGGCGGTTTGTTTAATTCAAATACTAATTGTATTTTCTTTGGATTAATTCTTTTTTGTTCAGCTTTTGTAATTGCTTCTAAACACGCCCATACTTTGGCTGCTGAAATAGAATCGTTCATCGATTGTCCTAACCGATTGCCTAGCTTATCTAGATTGAATCTATTAAATCTAGATATTTTAGTTAAATCTATGCCTATCATTTTTTTTCAATTAAAGGAACAAACCATTTAGCAAAATCTATCTCGCCAGGTTTATGTGCGTAATTATACTCCATAGGTTTGCCGTGATGATTATTATGAAGCCCTAGTCCTAAGGTTAACCAGTTTAACCACGGGATGTTTTGACTGTTATCGTCGTCTGTATAGTTTTGATAGCTCCACTTGTGTGGAGTGTGTCCGTATGTATTAACAATCCCACTTAAATGAAATTCTATAACGGTGGCCGCACTAATAGTAAAGACTGCTAACGGCCAATTGATTAACGCTAATACAATCCATGTACCCCAATAGATACGATAATAGTTACTATGAAAAAACTTCATCCATGGGTCTTTCATAATGTCTTTAGCTAGCCATATCTTAGTAAATGTCCACTGGTGGTTTAACCATAAGAAATAACTCCACCAAAATCCCTTTGTAGGAGTATGGGGATCTTTTTCTGTATCACTATTAGGATGGTGGAACCCAATGTGTAATACTTTAAGCATTACTGGACTACCAGTACCGCATAACATACCAAAGTAGGCACCTAGTCTAGCAATCCAATCGTACGTTTTAAATGTCTTATGGCACCAGTACTTGTGAATAAAAATAGCAAATCCAATATGTCCAAATAAAAACCAGGACGGGTATACAAGCAATAACCACCAGGCCGAAACATTAGTAGTACATATACTTACTAATCCAGCAATAAAAATTATATGTTGCGGAATATAAACCTTTCGGAAATTCTCTCCTAGACTATTCCAGATCTGTAATAAGTGTCCCATTATAATCCTTTGAGTTTTTCTTCTTAAGAAGTTCTATACGATATTCTTGTTTTAAATAAAACATTCTAACAACGACATCAGACCAATCACATATTCTTCTATGTACATTAAACAATTCTGTTGTACTAGTTTCATTTTTTGGAATTATAGCTTCGTCTACCCAATCATATCTATTCATCATTGGAGAAACTTTACGAATAACTTTGTTTCTAATGTTATGGTGCATTTCAGGAGCAGTCATCCAAAATCTATAATATCCATGTTCTTCCATAAAAGACAGCATTAATTCTAATGCTGGCGCCATTATTCGAGCAGACACGTAATAGTTTACTCTTGGTTGTTTAATTTTTGTTGCTCCTACACACCATCCGCCATTTAGGGGTATTAGTCTTCCAGTATACATGGCTATAGGAGAGTTGTTATCGTCAAATACCATGGATATTTTAAATACGCCTTCAACCATGGCTTGTACCCAATGTGATATCATCATTTCTAATTGATCTTCACTAATAGGTTGCCGTACTAACGTGTTGTCGATCGAAAACATTTCAATGACTAGGTCCCTAACTTCATATGGTTCTATAAATCTAGTAGTATTCATGATATTATTTAGTATGTAAATTTTTAAGGTATTATAGTTGTGAATAAATATCGTTACTATGCTATTTTTTAAAAAATTAAAAACACTTGATCCGCAAGTAGAAGACGAATTTCTATCAGAAATACTTTCTACTAAATCTGTTTGGTTTACTGCTAAGAATAATGATGACGGTTCTTTAGAGTTTGTTTTGAATAAACCTGACGGCCAATTTTACATGTCTAGATTAACTAAATTTACAAAGTTATTAGACAAGATAAAAGAAATGTACCCCGGAGTAAATCCTAAAAATAGTTATGTAACTAAATGTTACCCTGGATATCATATGGTTCCACACAAAGACGCTAATCGAGAAACAGCTCTTATAATACCCTTAGGGACTAACAAAGGAAAATTGAGTTATTATTTTTTTAATAAAAAAGTTCTTACACATACATATACCGGGCCACTACTGTCTCGAGTTAATTGGTATCATAGCGCAGAAAACGATTCCTTAGACATTAGATATTCTATTACCTTAGAAATACCGGGCTCATTTTTATCAAACTATTTTAAGTATCGATAATTATTTTCGAACTAATCGAATTATCCAAAATGTGGGATCCAATTCCCACCAGTGTCTATGTCCATAATTGGGATTCTTAGCATCACCGTGATGGTTATTGTGCCATGTTTCTCCTAGTATAAATGGAAATAACCATACG